ATAGGACTCGTATCGCCCATGATACGGGAAAAACGTCTAGCTTGTTGTTCTACAGAACGAAAGAAGGACGCAATTGTCCTGCGCGCTTGTCTGTCACTCGCAGTAATATTAATGTTACTGCCATTTTCCGCCACGTTCCCACCTCCTTTTTCAACAAATAAAAAAATCTTCCCCGTTTAAGGAGAAGATCTATTCAAGCCACCATTTGCCTTTTATGAAGGTGTCCTCTTTTTCCTGTTTCTGTTCTTGCTGAGAAATTGCTTCTTCATATGAGGAAGGCATGATTTCTTTTAAAGATTTCCCTTTGTTAAAAGCCATGTCGACTGTTACTAACAGACTTTTAACACCCTCCCATACTCTAGCTTGGGATTGCTCCCATTTCTCACGTTGAGCCTGTTTAAACTTCGCATTAAGCCAATCCAAAGTATGCTCTAATACATATTCCTCGGTATAGCCGAAGTGAGAAGAAACAAACTCGATTTGAGAAACAGCAATTTCAATTATTTCTGACCAGGAGAGATGGCTTGCTGTACTGCTTCCGTTTGTTGCTTCGCTTCTGCTTTGGCTTTCTCCACTTCCTCTTGAGGGAATAGATCGTCCATAATCTCCTTGAACGTTGGCATCTCTTTGTTGTACAGAGCTTTGTACAGAGTCCGTACTTGCAAAAAAGTTTTTTTGATATTTGTTTTCTCAACATAGACCAAAAGAACGTCTAACATTTCATTGATATCTAAAGCAAGTGCTTCCTCGTCGTCCAATTCAAGCAGAATAGCAAAGATACGAATTAATTGAGTCTCCTTAATTTCCCCCATCACAAGAGTTAGTTTCTCTACGCCTTGTACGCTTTCATCAAGTAATAACTCTCGAATGTCAGCATATAAACGCGCTCCGTCAGTACCAATAAACTTTACAATTGAAATAATCTTGGAGAGTGATAACTTCGGCACATTTAACTTCGTTCCGTCAGTTAGTGTCACTTTACCAATGATCTTTTTGTCGTCTAATCTGTTTAAAATTTCTTCCATGATTTACCCCCATCTATTAAGAAAAAGTTGATTTATGTTTGGCAACCGCTCTTTTCACGCAGTTAACATATGTCCAAAACTCTGGTGTTGTACTAATTCTGCGCCCTGCTCCCGTATTAGTAGTAAAAAAGGCGTTTCGTTGCATAGTTGAAATTTCTAATTGAACACCTTTTCCGCGTCTTGTTACATTTACAATGTTGTCAGGTTCTGCTCCAGCAATGTTACTGCCTTCTGGCTCTTGTTCCCACGGAACGCCATTTGCAGTAAATTCTTCGCCAATAAAGTTTCTGAGCTGAGTATCTAAGCCGCCTATTTTAGTGTTTTTAACTGCGCTATCAGAATAACCGTGATAACTGACAGCTATATCATGCTTTGGAATAAAGCGTCTTGCATTCGGCTCGTCAAAGTTCGTACTTGTGATATGCAATACACTATTGCCTGAAGCAAGTTTAGCTTCAAATAAATAATATGAATCTACTAGATCAGCAGAAAGCTCAGCAAGTTCGCTGCAGCCCGTCTCGATGCCTCCCCCGTGCGGTGTAAAATATACGATTCCGCTACGTCCTTGTTTTATGGAAAGCGAGTAATCGGATGCATAACGTCTCGCAGCTGCTAAAGCTTTAAAGTTTGGATAAGTATCAGCCATTTATGAACCTCCTAACCAAGTGCCACGGATGATGTGACATTATCAGTTGCAGATCCCGTAACGTTATAACGGAAGAATTTATTTGTTGCATCTAACGTAAAGCGATAAACTCCCGTTGCTCCTGCTGTAATTGCCATTGTTCCATGATCTGTGAAACTTTGGCCATCAGTTGAAACATCTACATCCAGCGTTCCATTAGCAGAAGAATTTATATAAATTGTGGCTTCTGTAAAGCCTTTACCGTCAACAGCAGGAGAATAATAAAGAGCAGCGCCAGCATCATATACTAGCGCCACGTCAAAATACTCCCCTGCTGGCTTAGGGAGTGTAAGTTAACTGTTCAATTTCGTAATACACGTTTTCATCAACAGAAATCGACGCATCATCGATTGGAAAGGCTGCCAGCTGTAAGGGCACCAAACGTTTTGATTTATCAAATGTCTGTTCTTTGTCGTCACCTGTAACTTTACATTTTCTAAATACTGCCATATACAAAGATCCGTCTTTCTTTTTGCTGATAAGAGCAAATGTGAATGTCGGAATGTTTGTAACTGTTCCATAGCCTAAACGACGACTACCTAATTTTGTTACAGGTCTTACCGCTGCTGCTGTTGTGTAAGCATATTTTAAAGGACTTTCTAGATAAATTGTTGTGCCCGAGATACGATTGATCTTTTTCATTTCCGTATTAGATCCTTCTGATATCTGCAAAAACGATCCTGCAAGCATTGCAGTCGCAGACGTAACACCGATGATAGAAGCGTTAGCCGCTACAGCTGCAGTTAATGTTGTTTGTGTTCCTAAAGTTGGAGGTGTTTCAACAATTGGACTACCTACTAAAGCAAGCTTTCGATTCTCAGGCGTATTTTCTGCTAAAGTTGTTTCTAGTCCATGCGACCATGAAGTAATATCTTGATCCGCAGCACCGAGCTGTTGGTCTACTTCAAAGTCCTCTGTATCAAATCCGCGTGAAGTTGAAATTCCCTCTGTTGTTGCTCCTACTTCTGTCCATCCAGTTTTCAAATTGTATGGCGCTGCTAAATCAATTACCTCGTCAATTGAGTTTGGAAAAGTACCGTCATATGGCTTATATACAAGACGTCCAGAACCACCGACAATGTTGTTTGAATTAACTCTATAGATATCAGGCATTATCCTTTAACCTCCTTGAATTCCCATCTTGAATAACCTAAAAGACGTTCTGCTTCTGCTTTCGTAAGATCTCCACTCTGACCGCCTACTGACAACGTTTGTCCGGGGAGAATATCAATATATCCTTTACTCTCAGCATCTTTATTAAAACGTAAAATAGAAGTTCCGTTGCTAGGATCTGCAGGCCCAACAACTTCAATTTTCGTTGTAGTTGTTTTTGATGTGCTTTCACTTGTATTTTCACTTGTACTTGTGCTTTTGCTTTCGCTTGTACTCTTGTTTTCAGCCATCATAAACCCTCCGCTTCTATATGTTCTAAACGAATGAAACACCATGCTTCGGGCTTTCCTGTATCTTCGTCTGTACTGCTGATAGGATTCGTTTCCATTTCAGCCCAAACGCCCTCTAAATTAATAAGAGCAGCATCTTGAAGAATAATATTTATAGCCCGTATTAACGTCTGCATGGCTGTGATATCGTCGTTTGCTCGTACCAATAGCTGCAAACGTGTATAGCCTAGTCCTCCGACACTTCGAACGAGTATCGCAGGTAAAGCAACATTTGCAGGAAACGTATTACCATATACTTTTTCTGTCATCATTCCAACTAATAATTTTCTTACTGGAGGAATTGGATCAACGTATGGAACCATATCATCGATACTCCCCTACCTCAAAATAGCTTTCTTTTGTTTTCATACTTAAACACTTTACACAGTAGAAACGATCAACCACTTTCCATTTGTAAAGCATTCCTTCTTTTGCTTCTTTAAATTTGCATGTATCAATATGTTTATATTGATGAATACATACATCTTTAAAGTATGGTTTTGCTCCGTTGGGAGGTTCAGGTCTGTTGAATTCAGGACGTAACATTTAACCCTCCTAGTTGAACTAAATTTTTAAGTCAATCATTAGTTAAACTAAAGTTAAACTTATCCTCATTGTAACCAATATTTACAATGATTTCTAAAAAAAGAAAACCTCTGAATTTCTTAACATATTTATGTCAACTGACTTAACAGATTAATTGCTAGTTGAACTTATTTTATCATGTCCAACTTTAAGTTAAACTCAAGTTGAACTATAAAAGATCTAGCGTTTTTTTAATCTGATAGTCAGATACTCGATTCATTCTTGGCGTAGCTCGATCTAGTCCACGAGCCATGAGTCCGAATTTCTTTTCTAGATGTTCAGCATATTTAACAGCAGAACCTATTTGCAAAGTTGTTTCATTCTGCGACTCTTCCAAGTTATAAATAACGTCTGCTTCTGTAGCTTGACGTCCTCCTTTTCCGCTTTTATTCGTTTCAGCAAAATTGGAGACATAGCCAATACTATTGACGTAAAGAGAGGTATCTATATGATCTTCCTCTCTAGTAAGCTCTTTTGTTTCATCAGCCCATACCATACCTGCTGCTTCAACAGCTTTTTTACGAGCTTCTTTCAATTTCTCAGGATCAGCCCACTCATACAAATCTTGACTGATTGTGATATTAAACTTTAAATTCTGCTTTTGAGCCATTTGATCACTCCCTTTGCAAAGTGACTTCTGTATGATGCAATTTACGTCGGCCATAAACAGGATTAATGTTTTTAACAGCAAAGGAACCGGATAAAACCGGATTCCCTTGTAAATCTTCTATATGAAAAATTCTTGTAGTGAGTGAAACAGTTTGTGTTTCATCTAAAAACAAGACATTTGATAAAATAAAATCGTTTCCTGTATCGTCGGAAGCTACTCTCTCGCGGATTTGATCAACCCTGCAAGGAACGTTTATGCTCTCGATTGTACTAGGAATTGGTCTTCCATAATCATCCTCGGCTGTTGATTCGCCTTCTGTTAGTAAAGTACAGCGATGGATTAATAACTTTTTAAAATTCATATGGATTTCTCCTTGAAGGCTTAGAAACAGAAAAGAAAAAAGCTGTATCTGTACTTGATGCCCTTAAAGCTGACAAAATCAAGTCCAGCTCTTTAATTCCTGTGCTTTGCCCTACATATTCGCGCTCTTTGATAGAATCTACAGTTTTAACATCTCGCATAGTGTACGAGTAAGATCCTATACGCTCAGTTTCTACAGGACTGAAAACATTGTCCTTTACATCGGGATTGTCTTGATACCATAGATACTCTACAAGCAAATACGTTGCTGTTTGCAAATCAAGTAAGATATCAATGTCTGTTTCCCCTTCAAATGTGCGCTTCGTTTCTCGACGAATCCAAGCACCAGCACGATCTATATAGTTTTGAAGTTTAATATCCGAAAGCTCTTTTACCTCATCCAAAGACGTTAATTCTCTGACCTCTTCAATCGTTGCAAATGAGGGCATAGAATCACGCCTCTACAATGAAACCTGAGCGAATACGAGCAATTAATTCATTTGATGGATTTTCGGGAAGCTCTTTTTCTTGATCTGCAGCAAGCGTAAAGTTTGATTCTTGATAAGACGTCTTAGGATTTGCTAACTTATACTTTTTGCCTGACGTATCTCCGTTTTGAGCAACAGCTTCCTGTACTTCAAGCGCAGCCTTTTCGGATTTATTCAGTTCAACATTTTCAGTTACTTCTTTTGCTGAGACGTTTTGTTCTTCTGAATTCTGACTCTTTTTCGTTGCCATCGATAAAACCTCCCTTTATTTTGCTAGTATTTAGACATGACTAATAAGCCGCCCAAATACTAGCCGACTAAAATAGTTATTATTTTATAAATTAAGATCTTGCTTGATCAAGAGTAATAATAACGCGAGCTTCAGGAATTAGAGGTACAAATTCTGAAATCTCTGTACCGTAACTTCCTTC